TTTTTTCTTTTACCCCAAGATAAAGGATTTAAGTTTAATTCTGTTTCATACCATTCTAACTGTTCTTGCATTTTTGTAATCTTTACTTCTTCTTGTTCTATATGCTTTTCTACAAGTTCTTCAATGTTGGTATCAGCGAGTTCCATTCTTCGCTCAAGATCTGTAATTCTATTTGTAATTTGTACGTATCCATAAACAATACCAGAAATGGCAACACAAATTTGTAAAAGCCACTTGATATTAAGATGAATAGAAAAATTATCATCAACCAATCTTGTCTTGTAACTTCTCGCTGTTTGTGAAGAATAACTCTTCTCATCACTCATATTTCGTACCCTGCAATGCTCCAACTACCATCACAAGCGACAAAGATTAAAACATAAAAGATTATTGCAACTATTAACAATACCTTTGCTTCATCTGTATAATCTTTTTTCATAAGTACCATCTTCCATTATTATATAACTGCCCAAACAAAATGAATGAGCAGTTATAAGTTATTTTTCATTATGCTTCAACTGCTGCTTTTACTTTAGCCATTTCAGCTTCAAGTTCAGATTTTCTATCAGCTATTCTTTTAGCTTCAGCATTAAGATTTGCTACTTCGTTTTCAAGTTGCCTATATGAAACTTCAGATTTTACTTTAGCTGGTTGATGTTCTTTTTCAACTAAAGCATCTTTCCAAGCATCTGCTGGTGCAGAACTTTCTGAAGATTCAACGGCTTTTTTAGTATACTTATCTGCCATTTTTAGTTTTCCTTATTTAGTTTAGTTTCGAGTTCATTGACTTTCTTTGTCAATTCTTGTACGGCATTTACTAATGCCCAAATCATTGGCTCTTGGTTAGCGGATAACCATTCACCATCATCTTTAATCATTTCAGGTATTGCTTCTATAGCTTCTTGTGCTATGATACCTTGACGTTTTTTCTCATGGTTATAATTATATGGATTATCTTCTTTAAAATTATATTCTACGATCCTTAGTTTATTTATTGCATCTAAGCCAGTAGTCCATTCTTTAATATTTTCTTTTAATCTACCATCTGATGTAGTACTCCAAGACGATCCATTGTCACCCATATATACATCAGTAACTTGTGAGCCACCTATCATTGCAGAAGTATCTCCAACTCCAGTTGCTCCCCAACCAATAACAATTTGGTCTAATGCACCATCTGCTGATGTAGTTGCACCTTTTCCAATAACTGTATTTCTTCTACCTTGTGTAATATTATTTCCAGCACCATCGCCAACAAGCGTATTCCCATCGCCAGTTGTTAAACCTTTACCAGCAAATTTTCCTAGTAATGAATTATCATATCCAGTCGTTACGCTTAAACCAGCTCCAGTACCTACCGCCACATTATCACTTCCAGTAGTAACAACATTTAAAGCAGTAGCACCAATAGCTGTATTATTATCCGCACCATTTACTGCACCTTTAAATGCTTGATAACCAATCGCAGTATTGTAATCACCACCACCAGCCCATGTACCACCACCAGCTTCAGAACCTACAAAAGTTCCATAACCAACATTTCTACTATTAGTGTTATTTAAAGTATCATCTCCAATAGCTACTGTTCTAGTAATATAACCAGTACCGCCTTCACCACAAAATGAACCAATAAGTACATTTGCTTGAGTAGAATTACTATTTATAGAACTACCAGCATTAAATCCAATAACAACATTGTTATTTTCACTACCATCGGCAGAACTAAAAGCATTGTAACCAACAACTACATTTGAAGTTCCAGTAGTTAATGCATCTCCAGCATAATTTCCTACTGCGACATTTTGACCACCAGTTGTAATTCCTTTTAATGTTGCAACCCCAATAGCAGTATTATGACTGTATGAATTGCCACTTGAACCTTCTAACGCTTCATGTCCTAAAGCAATATTATGCGCTCCAGTAACATTGTAACGCAATGTTTGATATCCTATTGCAATATTTTTATTACCAGTTGTTGCAGATTGTAATGAGCTAGAACCTATAGCAACATTTTCACTACTAGTTGTAACACCAAGCATACTTTGATTTCCAATGGCGACATTATTAGAATGCGAATTGCCACTGACTCCTTGCATTGCTTGATTTCCAATACTAACATTATAACTACCAGTTTGATTTGATTTTCCACCATTATTACCAATGCCTACATTGTAAGTACCAGTAGTAATACCAAATGAATTGCTTTTACCAAGAGCAACATTATTTGCCCCAGTAGTTAAACTATATAATGAATTTTGACCAAGTGAACTATTATTTGAACCAGTAGTTACTGATAACATACTGTTAGCACCTATTGCAGTATTTTGAGAATGAGACTGACCATTTGCTCCTTTCATAGCTGATGCACCTATAGCAGTATTGCTTACACCAGTAACATTGTAATATGATGTTAAATAACCTATACCAACATTATTAGAATCTGTCCCAGTAGTCATATTTTGACTATTTAAAGCTTGAGCGCCTACTGCTACTGTAGTATCTGCACCAGCTTCTGAAATTAAAGCACCATGACCAATAGCAACAGTTAAACTGCCACCGACTAAATCTCTTGCACTATACCTTCCTATAGCAACATTTGCAAATCCAGTAGTCATATCTTCTAGTGAATTACCACCAAGAGCTACATTATTATTTCCGCTAGTTAAGTTTAATAATGAATTATAACCTACTGCTACATTTACACCATCTCCAGTTACAACACCTTTCATTGATTCATACCCAATAGCGACATTATATCCACCAGTTGTGCTATAAGATAATGCATTATATCCTAATGCTACATTACGAGTACCAGTAGTAACTCTTTTAAAAGTTTCAAAACCTATTGCTACATTTTTACTATTATCGTTACCAGTTACTCCTTTACCAGCAGTATAACCAATATATACATTTTGAGAAAGATTTCCATTATTCCCAGCAGAAGAACCAATAAAAATGTTGTCTTCTCCATCAGTAGTTTCATAACCAGTTCTGTAACCTATTCCAATATTATCTGCACCAGTAACAACATTTAAAGCATTATAACCCATTGCTATACAATACGAACCAGCAGTACCAGTATTTAAACTAGCATTACCAATAGCAATAACTCTTGACCCAGTAACATTTGGTCCAGCATTTCTACCTATTAAAACTAAACCAGTATTACCAATAGTAGAACTTCCAGCACTAGATCCAACAAAAACTGAACTACTGCTAGTAGTAATGCTATTACCAGCATTAATACCGATAGCAACATTATTATCACCAGTAGTAATATCTTCTAATGCTTGACCTCCTACTGCAACATTTCCAATTCCATCTGAATTACCATTAGAACCTTTTAACGTTCTATACCCAATTGAAATATTATTTTCGCCATTTAAATGCTCTGATGCTTCAGTACCTATTGCAACATTTTTAGCTTTATCGTTTAAATCGTAAAGAGCAAGATAACCAATTGCAATATTATTATTTCTACTTGTTTGACTATATAAAGCATCTTTACCTATAGCAATATTGGCATCGCCATCTGTTAATGAATAAGCACTATTATATCCAATAGCGACATTATTAGCACCATCAGTTATTGAATACATACTTGATGCACCTACTGCCGTATTAGAACTACATGAATTTTGTAGTACTCCTAACATTGCATCAGTACCAATAGCAGTATTATTTTGTCCAGTCTGATTATATTTTAGAGCCTTAGAACCAACCGCAGTATTTGAAGAGCCAGTAGTAATTCTAAAACCAGCTTCATTACCTATTCCTATACAGTTACTAGCAGATGAAATTGTTTGAAGAGCAGTATATCCAACACCAACATTGTAATCACCGCTTTTAGCATTTGACGATGCTACTAATTCTCCTACATAAACATTTCGTTGTGCGCCACTAGTCGTTAATAAACCAGCATATTTTCCAAACAATGTATTAGCAGTACCATTATCATTGTTAGATAAGCTAATGAAAGAAGTAGAATCAAGTTTAAATCTTGTTGTCCCAACTGGTTTAAAACTTATACTTGTAGATGAGTTTTCAGTTGATATATCCATATTTCCAAAACTAAAAACATCTAATTCATTTACTGTTGAACTACCAATTCCAGTTGCGTTTGTATTAAAATATACCCTTGATGTTCCACCAGCTTTAATATTTCCATTTACATCTAAAGAAGTACTAGGCGATGTTGTACCTATACCAACACGACCAGTATTTGATAGAAACATTGTTGTAGAATCATTAGTACCAAAATAGATATTACCATTCTCTCTATTCCATACATATCCATCTGTTCCATTTACACCAAATTCCATTCCATCATTAGCACCGCTACCAGTTGAAGTATTTGTTACATGAATAAAGTTTGCACCAGTATTTGAGACATGAACATGGAATGGTCGTGCTGGTGAACTTGTTCCGATACCGACATTTCCAGCAGAAGTAATTCTCATTCTTTCTGTTGTTGAACCACTAGCTCTTGAATTGAATTTTAAACCACTAGTATTATTGTCCGTATAAACTGGTTCGATTGCTGTGTAAGTGCTAGTTGAACCAACAGTTACAAATCCAAATCCACCATCATGAGAGGCTTGTAAATGAAATCCAGCAAATCCTGGTCTAATATATTTTTGACTAGTACTATGTTTAAATTCAATAGTACCAGCACCACCAGTCATTGTATTACCACCAGCACTATTCCATCGATGACCAACATTAGCATCATATCTAAGTGTATAAGAATCTGAATATATTTCGTGAGTAGAATCTCCAGTAAGTCTTATTTTATGACTTAAACTGCTAGCATTAGTTGGTAATAAAATGTTACCAGCAACATGAAGTTTTTCCGTAGGTGAAGATGTGCCTATACCCAAACGACCACTTGTATCAAGTACCATTTTAGGAGTAGCATTACCAGCAGTAACATTTGTTCCAAATCTAATATCATGATTTGTATTGGTCATTATTTCTAAACCAGCACCAGCAAAAAAGTATCTATTATCGCCTTCTGCTGAACCAATAGAACTAGTTACGTTTTGACTTGAAGATCTTATCCTACCATCTGAATCAGTACCAGTATCTGCGACATGCAACTTATCACTAGGCGAAGATGTGCCTATGCCAATATTACTATTTGAATGGTCAAAAAACATTAAGGTGCTAGAATTAGTACCTATTTCAACATCTGTAGCGTCTCCAGTTCCAAAAAATGTTGTAGAACCACCTGCAGAAACTAAACCAAGAGAGCCATTACCCCTTTCTACTTTTAAACCAACAGAAGAACTAGCATCATAAACATGAAGTTTTGCACCACTAGGTGAAGATGTTCCGATGCCAACAGAGCCATTTGGAGTAACTGTAAATAATCTTGTTCCACTTCCTAACCCAACTCCAGTTTGTATTGCAAAATTGCTTCCAATTTTTTCTATGCCTATAGAAATATTATTAGCAGAACCACTACGAAACGATATACCACAAGTACCATCAGCATTATGATTTTTTATAATAACACTTGCATCAGAATTATTATTATTTGATTCAATATGCAGAGGTTGTAAAGGCGAAGTTGTCCCAATGCCAACATTGCCAGCAGAGGTAATTCGCATTTGCTCTGTAGTATTAGTATGGAATGACATATAATCACTATTGTGATAATATGAAACTCTTCCTGGATTTTTACTATCTGCATCTCCAAAAACTATGTGCGAACTTCCATCAGTTCCAGCAATCGCATATATAGCAGAAACATCTGTTGTATTTGCATTATTTTGTACAATTAAAGAATCCCCAGCATGAGTAGTTGGCATTGTTCCAGCACCATCAACTATATGTAAAATTGAGTTACTGTCAGGAGAGGTTGTATTAATACCAACTATACCATCAGTAGTAATTCTCATTCTTTCAACATTACCACCAGCAATAAATTTTAATATCCCAGTTCCTCCATTTTTCATCCCACTTCGTATTGAACCACCAGCATCCATAAAACCAATACGACCTTCATCATTTGATTTAGTCATTATATCGGGATATGATTTTTCAACTTGAAAATTGCCAGTAGTTAATATTTCACCAACAACATGAAGTGCAGTACTACCAGCATCTTGAATAATTTTTAAAGGAATAATATTACTAGAACTAGCATTATCACTATGAATCTCTACTAAACTTCTAGCAGTATTGTTTGATGAGTTTGTATAAAATTTAGCAAGTCCACCATATTCATCAGCAGAGTGTGCAACATACAACCCAAGCGATGTAGATGAACTATGATTTATGTGAAATTTATGGCTAGGTGCATTTGTACCAATACCTATATTTGCATTATTTTTAATTGTTAATGCTTGAGTATTATTTGAGCTTACATAAAAATTTGTTCCACCACTACCTTTACTATAAAAATCTGTTGAGTTGCCTAAGAAAATTCTATTTATTTCAGTTCCATCAGCAGCATACTTTTGTATATAAGCATTACCACTACCCATTCCAGAGCCAGCTTGTATATCTATATAAGTACTATCTGAACTTTCTAATTTTAATAATTGATGATTTGCGCCTTTTACATGAAGTGTTCTATCTACTGAAGTTGTACCAATGCCTAATTTCCCAGCATCAGTTAATCTCATAGTTTCACTACCACCACCTTCAAAAAATATTAAATCTCTTGCAGTTGAAGTAGTTGTATTTCCATACTTTATAAATCCACTCGTACCATTTGCACCTAATTTGACATAATTACCATCTTTTTGTGCAGATATAGTGCTTGTACCCGAAGTTGAATTGACCAATAATGACTTACTTGTACCACCACTAATTTCTAAAGATGTACTAGGTGAAGATGTTCCAATACCAACTTTGCTATCACTAGTAAATCTTACAGTTTCAGCACCACCAGCGTTAAATGCTATATCATTATTAGGACTTGATTGAATAGTTACAAGAGCGGAACTTAAACCAGCAAATTTATTAGAAAAAATATAATCAGCGGAATCACCTACTCTTATGTTACCATCAACATGAAGAGTTTGACCAGGAGAAGAAGTTCCTATTCCGACTTTATTATTATGTGCAATGGTCATCACATCAGATGTACTAGCACCATTTCTTAAATTAAATCGTAAATCTCTGCCTGATGTTTGTACACGAATCCTACTGTATGATGTTCCCGATACACTAAAAGGAGGATTAATATCTAATGTAGGAATAGCTGATGAGCTACCAGCAATAGTAACAATTCTATCTGTAACAGTTGCAGTTGAACCATTATCACTAAATGCACCTCCAGCATCATCTGCCCATTCTAATCCAGTACCATTAGAGGAGACTTTAAGCACCTTCCCCGAACTTGGGGAAGATGCTATGTCGCTAGCTGGAGGATTCTCTACTAAGAGTTTTTTCCAATCAGCCATATTTAAGCACTCACTTGCTCTGAGTTCGCTTTGCCAGACTTCTTATTGCTCTTTTGTGAAGACTTGATCATATCTTGATAAGACGAACCAAGTTTCTCAAGAACACCTTGAGCAAAAGCAGAATCCTTTGCTTGGATACTTGTATTTGCTATAGCCTGAATTACGAACTCCATTTCTTGTTGAGTTAACTTATTCATTATGCATTCTCCTTTGTTTATTTACATTATGGTACATATACCACAAATCCTTTTACTGAATCGTAAGCAATATCACCAGCTACTGCATTACCAGCATCTTTAATCGCATTTAGTTCTGCTGTAGTTTTTGCTGTATATTTTAACACTCCAGTGTCTTTTACTATAAATTTTGTATCTCCAGCTTTGCTTTTAAATGTAGCTTCTCCATCATCTTTTACTTTTAAAATCTCTTTATCATTAGTTCCATCTTTTACAGTAAGTTTTATTTCTGTAGCATCATCTAATTTTACTTTTGGAGAATCACTTGCACTTGAAGATATAGTTCCTCCAGATGTTTGAACTGCTTGGCATACAATTATTTCATCTGTATTTATTCTGCCACTAGCTTCAATAGTTATTCCAGTTCCACCACTTGTTGAACCAGTATATCCACCTCCAATCGTTACTCTATTATCCACAGTTAAAGAACCATTTGAGTTAATAGAGCCATCGCTACCAATTGTGCATCCAGTACTACCAAAACCACCCCCAACTTCAAAACTGTGGTCAGTTAATATTTTACCATTTGCTCTTAGTTCTCCAGTACCAAGAATAGTTAAACCAGTATTATTAGGTGCTGATGTACCATATCCACCACCAAAAATAGCACTTCCCATTTCACATACACCGCTACCTAGTATATTCCCACCAAGTTGTAAAGCACCATCAGCTTTTATGTCACCATCTGCTTCTATTGTGACACCAGTTGAACCATATCCACCGCCTATTAATGCTTGATTTGCTTCAACATTACCAGTAGCTACAACATCTTCTTGAGTTTCTATATTTTCTGTAGCAACTACCTTTGCTCCTGATTCTATATTACCACCACTTGTAATTCCAGCAGTAATATCCATTCTTTGACCTGAAATAAGGTCAGTAACTGTAAGATCATCTCCTACTGATAGGTCGCCAGTTAAAGTTGCATTAGTACTTTCTAATGTTCCTGAAATATTTAATATACCTGGAACAGTAAGCGTTCCTTGAACTTCTAATATTTTGCCACTAGCTATTTTTAAAGAAGTTGTACCAAGCTGAATAGCAGTTTCAGTTCCATCTCCGTCATATACAACTTTAGTTGCACTTGTAACGCCTTCATTAGGTGTAGAACCACTTACATTTAATAAGTCTTTATAGGTACTACCTATTGATTTTCCTTGTATACCTGCCATTAATATAGAAATATGATATTGTTACTGCTTGATTTTGTAGCTGAGATAGGATATATCTCTCCTTTATTTAAAAAAATAACCACATCTTTACCGCCAATAGTTAAAGTAATGTTAGCTGCAGTACCTACATTTATAACTGCTCTTGAAGCACTTACTTCAGCACCAGTACTAACAACTGCTTTAATATAAGGTGCTACTGACTCTTGTGCTGACCAGCTATTCATGGTCTTATTTCCGTAATCTATTACGCCCATTTTATCTCCTTATCTAATTGCTCCAACACCAGTTGGAATTATTATTTTTGCACCACCATTTTTGTTTTTCTGATGTTGCATAACATGTTTTTTAAATTCTCTCATATGAAATTGTCTTTTATCATAATCACCTTGTTGTTCAAATATTTTAGCCTTTACATAATCAACTAAAGCCATTGCTAATAATTCATCAACATCTAAAGTGGAAGATTCACTTGTAGGTAAAACAGGCATTGATGTAAAACGTATCATTAATCCATTAGTTATATTTTTTGTAGGACTATCATACTTACCTGTTTCTATATTTTGTTCTATTATGCCAATGTTTCCACCTTCAACATAATATCCATACTTTGTATCATTAATTCTAATTGGATTGTTCATAATTGATCCTTATCTACACTTACACTTCCGACTACTCTATTGATATTTGTATATGTTCCAGTATCTGAATCAAGAATAGAAACATTTAAAATTTTTACCATTCCACTTACATCAGAATCTTGCATAGCATAATAACGTTGGTCTTTTACTAAATCAGTTTTAGCAACACTTACAGATTCTTCTGTCATACTATTTATTTCTCTAAGACCATCGGCAATAAATGCTTTGGTAAAACCAAAATTTGTAGTACCAACTCTTTCCATTAATTCTTTTACTTTCATTCAGCACTCCATTTAGATGTAATAGTTTCCCATACAAGATTTTTAGTACTTACACTTCCCCATATAAGCACACTACCAATTTTATATGTTGTAGTTGTGCCACCAATAATATTTACTGACCAAGAAGTATTTCCTACTGTATTTACTGACCAATTTGTTGTAGGTTTAATTTCTGCCATCGTTATCTTCTTTTTGTTGTATGTATGGCAAGAACATTTTTTCATACCTATCTTTTAAAACCACTAAACGTTCCATCAACCAATTATAATCAGTTTTATTTTTTTCTATACTTGTACTATACCAAGTTAAATATGCTTTAATTTTTTCTAATTGAACTGCAGATAGTTCTGTGTCTTCATCTGCATTAATAAATAGCCTTAATCGTGCAAAATATTTTTTAGGGTCATCTAATTCTGCATTAGTAGGCGATGCATTATCTGAAAAAGAATTACCATTTATTTCTAATAAATCTAATTCTTGCAGACCGCCTGCAGGTAGTGTTTCAGCCATTTTTTCAAGAATTGTATTCATTGATGCATGACAAACGACCATAGGATACATCCCACTTGGAAAATTATTTATTGCACCATTTTGATCACCCGTTATATTGGTCACAGTTCCATAAACAACTTTATCCACTATAATATATTCAGCAGTAAGTTGTGCAGGTAAAACTTTTATTGCACTTTCCTCTCTGTAAAAAACTGGATATTCTTTTGAAGCACTATATAAACTAGTAGAATCACTATAATCTCCTACTTGAGTAGGCATAATTTCTTTACAGTCTCTATACCTACTATCAGTAGCATCAAATCTTCTACTTACTCTTAATATTAAATTATTATCAGTTAAATCTACGTTGCTACTACCACCTGAATTTTTTACTTCATCAGCAAACAAATAAAGCATACTAGGATTAATTCGTGAGAGTTTATTTATAACATCAATAACTGCATTATCCATATGAGTAGAAACGCTTTCACTATTTGCTAGTGTACCAGCCATATCTGTTATTTGTTCTGTCCAATTCGCCATAATTAACTCCTTAGTTGAATGAGGGGATTGCTCCCCTCAAACAACATTATAAGGTTAGGTTACTTCCAAACCGCATGAGCTTCAGGCATGTTGCACTGTAGACCAGCCTCAGTTTGAATGAGGTCGATCCTTCTATCAACACCTGTGTTCTCAAGTGACTGAACTCCAACATAGATTGAAGTGTCACGATTGATACCATTACCTGCAAGTGGTCTGTACTTAACATGTTGCATGTTTACCGCAACGATTGAAGCACCAGCCGCACCACCATCGAGATGGATGTTACGAGTAACATTCATATCTCCATATGGTGTAGATATTGTTGTAATGTCCAAACCAAATTTCTTTGACTTGTTCATTATGTTCATATCTAATCTTGCAAATGAGTTTCCTAACGTACCATCACCAGCTTCTTTTGCATTAGCAGTCATGTAACCACCTAACTTATGTAGCCAGTTATACACTGCAGTACTACACATAAAAAGAGTAGCATTTGCATTGTTGTAGCGAGGGTCTAAGAAATCACTCATATCTTCTAGAAAATCGTCTTGTGACTTATTTACATCCCAAGAAAATACATTACCTTCTTGTAGTACGAAGTCTACGATACCTTGAGTATAACCGATTCTGTTAGAAGCATCATAAGAACCACGACCAAACAATAACGCTTGTTCCATGTCGTATTTATGTTCAATTAGCTTGTTCTTCCATATTCTTGCCCACTCATCTGGAACCATCTTTAGTTGAGTAGCTCTTGCAGTATTTGTCATTTGACAAGTAGTCTTAAATATCTGCGTGTACCCAGTACGAACTAGATATGGACTATCTTTGTAAGTTGCTGGAAAAGAACTACCTTCAGCATGTGCAGAACCAACTGCATATACTTTATTAGCTTCACCTGCAGCAGCAGTTATGCTATATGCACTATCAGCATAAGATGAACCTTTAAATACTGGTATAGCAGTACTAGCACCTACAGTTCCACGAACAACTTCGCATCCTACATATACTGCATTAGCATCAGACCCACTATCTGTAGTACCATCTTTAGTAGCTAAGACCTTTACAATAATGTAATCTTCAGATAACTTTGTATCATCAGAAGCACTTGTTACGATATCAACAGGGATGCGTAACAATTGGTCTTTTAAAATCCAAATTGGTTTTGTACCATCTGCACCAATTGCAATTGCAGTTTGACCAAGTATGCTTTGTACGTTACCAGCAGATTTAAAATCAGCTTCTAACTTTAATGAGAATACTTGACCTTTTACAAATTCGCCTTCACCTAATGCTGTACCAGCATAATCACTATCTGTTATGCTAGGGTCACCAGAAGCATAATCAGCATCGTGTCCAATTACATAGGCATATCTTTTATGAAAGCTATGTCTTTCTTCGGTTGATTTGAACTCAGGGTCATCTGTTGGAGCATTTCCAACCTGTGAAATAAACCTGAAAAATGGGGTTTGGTCAATAGCTAACTCAGATACTGATGCACCAAAGTTATACCGTCTGCGTAAATCACCAATCTTACTTTGATCAGCAGTTACAGCAGGTTGTTGACCTAAAGATGATAGTTTAAATGGATTGTCTGCCATGTTAAACTCCTTTTCTATTTATCTTAGCCGAAAAGGTTATCAGTTCCACCATCTAAATTTTTGATAGCATCCAACACAGATTTGTTTGGGTCAGTTTTTACATCTACAGAGTTTACATTACTTTGTGATGTAGGTATTTCCCTTACAGACTGCATTTGATTCAACATATCTTTTCTCGTTGCGTTACTAACGTTTGCAGATATTTTATCACGATTTTTCATGTAATAAATATCATCATAAGTCATATTGTGTTTATTTGCCCAATCCATCATTTCATCAAATTGTTCATCTGATATATTCATTCTTGATTTGAACTCTGTAGCATTTTTGCTTTGTTCTTCTTGTGCTTGTCGCCTTTGTGTGGCTTCTCTTTCTGCACCTAATATGCTATTTACTTTTTGACTTACTGCATTGTCCATAACTGAGTTAAAATACTTAGCTGAATCACTCGTTGGATTTTTCATCGCATCTTCCATGTCGAAATCAAAGTCTTCAGGAAGATTTAGAGAGTTCGCTGTTGTCTTTCCGTTTACTAAGTAGTCTTTAACTGTTTCTACCAAGCCTTCATCCTCATTCATACGATTAAGGATAGGCATAAAAGGTTCAATCTCATCAAGCTTTGCTTTCATTTTTTGAGCTTCTCTTGAAGAGTCTTTGTACCTTTTCTCATAATCCACATATTGTTGTTCAGAGTCAGGGTTACCTTCTACAGGAGCCTGAGTTACCGATTCTTCCACTTGTGGTAGTTCGGACACATCCTCAACAATATCATCATCTTGGATAAGTCCATTGACCTCTTGGTCTAGATCGGCAAAGAACTGGTTTTCTTCGGAGCCAAAAATTGAATCTTCTACTGCTTCTTGAGGAACAGTATTGTCATCAGTCTCTGGGTTTACCATTGTTTCCATTTCCATTTGCTTTCCTTGTTTGTTGTTCGATTAAGCGTAATTTTTCTCTAGTCATATCTCGGTCAGACTGCATACGTCTTTGCGTATCTTTCATCTTAACCATTGTATCACCAGCATTCTTACGCACTTCATTCTCAACTTGCATCACCTTTGCTTTGACTCCTGATTGTATCAGTTGCCTTTCAAGGGTCTGCCTTATTCCCGCTTGGTCTTTTACTTGTTTCTCAAGCGAAGAAATCTTCTTTTGCATTTGTGCATATAATGACTTTCGTTCAGCAATTTTATCTTTTTGCTTTACATCTGTCTCAGCTAAAACTGCAATATCATCTACTACACCTAGCTTTAATAATTCTTTTAATTCAGATAGATATGCCCACCTGTTAAGTGGCAATGTAGAACCACCAATAATTCGTACATCAAATTTTCCAGCACTATAATCCATAAATTTGCCAATAGCTTCACCCATATCGTTATACATTGGAATATTTAACTGCACTTGTTTTTCTTCAGACATATTATTTGGTTGCACCAATCGGAATACTTTATGTGCCTTATAAACTGCCTGACTATAATCTTTTACAACTTTACCTACTTGCACTAATGCTGGTTCTATAGCTGATTTCATCCATTGCTTTACTCTTCTAGTACCATATTCATCTAAAGCTAACATTCCTCTATACGTTTCTGATTGTCCTGTTGGATTACCCATAGCTTGGCTAAAAATTCCAGCTAAATATTCCATTTCTCTTTTACCACTTTCTACAATATTTGCAAAGGCATTAGAAAGTTGCATTGGCATAACAGGTTGCGGTGCTTGATAACCACTATTTACTGGAAGTAATGCCCCAGGAGAAGCACTATATTGTTCCCAATAACTTGTATCAATGGCACCTTCTTCATACATCCATCGTAAGCTTGAACCTAATGATGCATTGTGAACCATTAATTGATGTGCTTTGTTGATTTCTTTTTGTTTACCTACAAGTGGCGATACTGCACTCATAGGGAATGGCGTACCAGTCCATTTATATGTGAATGGGATAATCGGGTAGTGTTCACTAGGAAGGTCGCGTTCCTTGATGAACTGGTCGCCAACAGTGCAGGTTAATTTAATAACCTTCTTATAAAATTTTACTGCGTTTGTAATAAATTGTGCAGTTTGTTCATCTTGTAACAAAACGTTATATGCTTTTTCACTAAGCACTTTATTATCTGTTTTTGTCAATGCTAATTGTGCTTCACTCATAAGCTTTGTTGACATTTGTGCTAATTGTGATTCGTTTTGTTTCATTTTCTTTTCAAGCTCTATTGCCATCCTATCAGGCAACATTTGTCCACCATCAACTGCTTGTTGTAATTGATTTTGAACTTCTTGCAACTGTATTTGCATTTCTTTAGATGCTTCTTCTAATTGCACTTCTATTTGTTTTTGAGCATTTTGTAATTCTTCTGGTGACGGAGGTATAGATATAAATACATTATAGAACGCTCTTGATTCTTTTTCAAAACACTCTATATAATCAATAAGTGGAGAATCTCCACCGCTATTGTTGTATGCAGTATTTATATCATTTGTTTGAAAGTCTGCACTTACTATTTCATTAGGTGAATAATTATATTCGCTAAATGTTCCTGTAGCTTTTTTTATCTTAGCAGTATACTCAGGATACATATTAATTAATTGTTCTTTAGGAAGAACTTTTCTACATATCATAAAACTAGCATCACGATACAATGGATCACGAGACTTAGGGTCTATCCATAAATCAAATGAGTTTGGATTTTTAAGTACTACTTCACCCATACCTCTATCTGCATTTGCATCTACATCTACCATTAAATAACCAACGCTTTTGGTAACTGCATCGTTAATAACATTGCTATAGAGGGTAGCACCATCGCTTTGCGACCAAATATAATCTGCAACATCGCTAAACACAGCAGCCACATCACTATCGCTACCCTCTTGAGCAACTGCCTGCCATCGAGGATTATTCGCAGTCGCATAAAAATTTAACATTTCAACTACGGGTATTATCCTGTTTACTGTAAACGTAGGCATTCCTTGCTCTTCAAGAGCTTCAACTTCTTTTTTAGATAATTGATTATCTAAATAAAAATCGTAGCCTTCTTGATTGACTGTTTCCCAATCAACTCTATGGTCATCATTTAAGGAATCAAATAACGATTTAATTCGATTTGCTTTGTCTTTTTGAGTCAAAGTTATTTATCCTTAAATAAACCTTCGATTATATCAGCTACTAAATCAACACACTTCTCAAAAAATATTTGTTCTTTTTCTTCAGATACAAAAGGTATGTCAATTTTTTTATTTATTTTACTAGCGAGGTCTTCCTGAAATTCATCAGACTGAACCCACTCAACTGCTTTTTTCCCTAACTCGTCAGCTTGTTGTTCAGCTAACTTTAAGGCGATTAGTTTTAAACTCATGTGTTCTCCTATGCAACAACCCAAGATTTAGGTTTGGGTTTATATTTTGAATATATTCCTTGCTTAGAGACAGTTAGGTTTTTAGGTGGGGATGCATATTTACATGCGTAGGCTAATGCGTCAATCGTGTCATCATGAGCCATTCTTGGTCCAAAAGTTAACACTTCATGCTCTAAATCAAAATGGGTTTTTCTAATATGTACAGAACCAATTGCAAATCGTTGTGCAAGTATAGTTTGTATTCTATCTAGCTTACTCATTCTTGTTCCTGGCTTTTCTTCACGAAACTTTACACTAAAATCGTTTCGCCTTCTCATTTCACTACGCAATGCTTGAAATATTGGTTTTGACATTGTTGTATCTTCAACAACAAATAAATTAGGACTATATTGAGCTTGGAGTTGAAACATATAATCTACAATACCAAGTTTATCTTCTCCTTGTATACCGATCACAGGAAGTCCACGTTTTCGTATATAATCTAAAACATATATATTGTTATGCTCATCTACGCCTATAACAATTAAAACGCTATAGTCGCTATTTGAACGCATACTATCTGTTGCAGGGTCAACACCAGCATATATATTTAAAGGCAACTCTTTACCATTATAATATGCATAAGGTATGCCTGTTTCATCGTCTATAGAAAATTTTACATCATGATATCGTAAATGTTTACGATTAAATATAGAATCTTCAGCACTCTGTACTTGCATCATGTATTCTTGATAGAACTTATGAGGCATACCCGAATCTTGATAAAACTTCTTTTTTTCTTCTAGTTTGCTAACAGGAAACCAACTATTCCACAAACTATTACCTTTTTTATCTAATGCAGTATATGTAATAACATTCCATGCAAATTTTCTTTTTTCTTTTTTAGCTTTTTCATTATTCACTAAAAGATTATTAATAAAGCTATCAAAATGCACAGGAGTACCATTGATACGCAAACGACCAGTGTGAGGCTCCAAAGCAGGATAAACAACCGCAGTGATAAGGTTTCCGTTCTTTGCTCTACTTTCTGGAGTAAGTGTATTATTCTCATCTTCAAAATCATCCAATATTATTAGGTCATATCGTTTGTGCAACTTTGCACCACCACGAATGCCTGAGATGTTCGATTTACAGACAAGTTTACATCCATTCTGTAATTCAATATCTTCTTCAGTCCACTTCTTGCCTTTTTGTTGACCGAAGTAATAATGAATCTTTTCGTTAAACTCTAAATGATATTTAACATAATCCATATTGCCTGTTGCAAGTTTTTGAGTAGCAGATACCCATCCATAAAACTGTGGCTCTGAGCAAAAAAGAAAGTCATGGAGTATAGAGGCTTTTGTAAGTACGGTTTTTCCATGACCACGAGGTAATATAATTGCCACCTGTTTATCATTAGGATTATTAATAGTATCTGCTACTTCGTAGTGAAACGGAGGAGTTTCGCTTCGCAAAAAATCATCGGGTAAAAATAATTTACCAAATGATATTAAATCTTTTTTAGCAAGTTCTAATGCTTCTTCTTGTACGGATATATTATTTATCTTTGTCATTTATTTTTTTATTAGCATTCTCAAACTGACCTTTACCAAACATTCCTAACGGAAGCATTGCAGGTAAATTGTTATATAAATTTTCTATTTGTTTATGAGATAAAACTGCTCGTAATTCTGTGTATGGTTTATTTTCTTGAAATAAATCTGTTTTTAAACGCACTTTTTGTCTTGTTAGGTTTGTTGCAGTTTCACCTAAATCATATCTGAGTTCAAATATTCGTGCAAATATTTCTGAGGGACTTGCTAAATATTCATGAGTTTTTTTACTTATTGGTGCAATCCTACCTGACAACATTCTTTTAAAAGGAGCCCCTGGCATAACCATTGCACCTAATTCTTCAATACTTTCAAACTTTGCTTTTTCTATTATAGTTCTCATATCTTTATGAAGTAGTCTTTCACCAAATGTTAAAGCATGTACTAACTCATGCAAATAATTAGCTCTTCTTAAATCTGTTGGACTTCTCTTTATAGCTTCTGAAATAGATTCAGTTAAATGAGAATCATAAAAAACTTTTCTATTAGCAAAAACTTTACTAGAAATATTATTTTCAAATTCATGTCTATATTGACCTAGAGTAATGCTTTTATCATTAATTTTTAAATCATCAAAATACAATTGAACTGGTTTTAAAAGGTCTTCATTAACTGCTTGAAAATTATCCACATCTAATCTTTTTTTATTTCCTGTAGGCTTTAACACATTTGGCATACGTTCATACGGATTCATTCTTGTACCCCTGTATGTTCTTATCCAATCTGTAAGATATTCTTTCATTTCGTAAAATTCGCTACGCATATCTGCAGTAAGCTGACCACTTAGTTTGTCTGCTTTGAATTTGGCATGATCCATTCCCCCACTTCTTTTATATTTGTCAAATGCCTCAACTGCATCTTTTAATCCTTTTTTACCATGTTTACCAATAAAGCCAATTGGCAATACAGACAAAGCAATATCTGTTTTTGTTTGCGGTACAAAAAAATCAACAAGTTCTTGCAACCCTCTTTCTTGTTCCGCTTTACGCTTTGGGTCTTTATGTTGACTTGGTAAAAAATCAACTACCTTCTGTCCTAATGTCTTACGCTTCGGTTCCATCTACATCATCCGTATCGTTAACATCGAATACGCTCTGCCAATATGCATCTTCGTAATTAAAACCATCTATTATGTCGTCTTCGACAGAGCGTTTCGGTTCGTTCATTATTTGCTTTTCCTTTTACGTTTAGGCATTGGCTTCGCTTTTTTACTCATACTCTTTTTTTTACTAGTTTTACCATATGATTTTTTTCCACCATACATTTGATTTATCTCCTATTTACACTTACAACGCCATTTGCGAAGTGCTTTGTTTATTCTACTATTTGGATCATTGGCAGTTTTCTTTCCTGTCAATCTTTTTTTCATTCCGCACATTCTTGCACAAAAACTTTTACGTCTTGATTTAGCTTTACCTGTTGGATTTTTTTTAGTAACAGGAGCTTTTAAATTTCCACCTGTGGCTCTATTATAACTTGCACGACCTTTAGCGTTAAGTCCGCCACTTTTAGATTTACCTTCTTTTCTTTGCCATGCTGGTGATTTAGCCATTATTTACCCCAACTTTTTTTTGCAACTGCTTTGGCAGCTTTAGAAAGTTCACCATAATGATATAATCTTTGAGAAGTTTTACCATGTGTTTTACCACTATGAAGTTGACCATTTGGCATTTTATGATGCCCACCATTATGGACTTTACCAGTTTTAAAATAATGTTTTACACCTTTAGCCATCATTTACCTTTCTTTTTTATTTTTTTAATTTTATTATTATGAGTTCTTGCAAAGATATGAGTTGCTGTTTCTCGTAAGAATCTTCCATAATATTTCTTACCACCAAACATCCAACTTACAATCCTTCCTTTTCCTTTTGGTATTTTCTTTTTCATTTTTATTCCTTAGTGTTTACCATTCACTCGACTTAGTGAACCTTTTATTTCTGACACTTGATTATCAAGGTCGTTTATATTTCTATTTAAATCATCAAATTTTCTATCAAGTTTATCATCTGATTGATTCCACCTATTTATAAGTTTTATAATCATACCTTCCATATTTTCAAGCGTCTCACTCTGACCCTTGTTTTCTATCTTTAGGTCTTGCAAAGCTTCTGCCTGCTCCGACCCTCTTTTGTTCATAGAGTAGACCATATACACTAATAAAGCCCCTACGACACCTATCATACCCGCTTCGCTGTAAATCGCTAGAAAATCCACCTTTATACCTCATTTTACTATTCTTTGAGTTGTGGTCTTTTGGCATCGTTTAACAAGTCCTGATTAAATCCTTGAAATACTGCACCTGTCATTGCAGTTACTTTTGTTCCTTTTGGTACTACATCAGCAGCATCCCATAACATTTGTAGTGCTTTTAATCTATCCGAGGCTCTGTCGCTTATTTCTAATTCATCTTTAGCTTTGGAAATTAAATATTTTAAATCGATGCCGAGGTCTTTAAATACACTATCAAGTTCTTCTTTTACAGCCATTACAACTCTTTCTTGTTTAACTAAAATTGCAGAACGCTCTTTAGCATATGCGACATTATTGGTCTTATATACTTTGAGATAGGCTTCTTCGGGGTTCATGCCATGTGCTACATGTTTAGCAAATAGCAATTCTTGTGTTGTGAGGTTTTTTCGGTCACGAATTGAATCCAATGTATTCTTATCGCCACCAAATGAATAAATGTTCCTTCGTTTAGAAGAATCCATTTTTATACTGGGTTTACAAATAAAAGTTCCTGTGCAAGTACCAACGTATCGGTAACGAGTTTTACGAAACTTTACCCAACCAGTACGTAGAATTTCGATAACAGAACCATCATCGCACAAGACCCAATCTCCAATTTCTCCAACTTTCCAATTAGGTTGTACTACAAGATCATCTGGAACCTCGGTTACATCATCATATACTTTGTGGTTTATTTTTTTTATTGTATAGCTACGCATCTCCAATAACAAACCCATTTTTTACGCTAATAGATATTAATTCATCATATTGGTTAGGGTTGTTATCGAAGAATGGGGTAATACATTTGTTAACTAGATACATATCATCGGGTAGCAATGCATCTACGTTTTCGTCTATCGTTTCTCGTATTGATTCTATTTCGTCTTTATCGTCATCATACATAATAGTTAACACATATTTTTTCATAGCAAAATTTAAACAAGTTTGAATTGTCTTGACAAACGTTGTTTTTACCATTAAATTGGGAATAGGGTCAGGCACACACATTACACATTAAGCAGACCCAATAATTACCTCAAAATACCTTTCTTTCTCGCAAATGAGGGATAATAATTACTACGTTTAAGCATCACTTTTAAAAATTATAGCATTTTAGTATTCACTCTATATTGTGTGGTATCCCCCTTACGCTCAGTTTCGAGTTTCTCTGAGCGGTTGAATTTGATAGAAACTCATTAAATAACAATCCATAGGAGGATATTATGGTAATAAATGTATTTTTAAACAAAAGCGATAAAGGTAGATATTGGTATAGCTCATCAAAATTCATCGAACATACCATCGTTGGTAAATCAGGTGAATCGTATGAATGCTTAGCCCCTGTTGGTAACCAAGACTTGAGACAATTACCGCCTGATGCGATTAAATCATTTATCATGCCAGAGGAACTCAATGAGTTGTCTAGGGAAGATATGGCTGAAGAATTTGGCGAGGTGGCTAAACTCAACACTGAGACTGGTGAGTTGATATTGATCTAGTTGCTTGTGATTCATTGGGGAGCTTCGGCTCCCCTTTTTATCATACATAAAAGACTGCAAACAAACTAAAAGACAAACCAAAAGGAGAACCCACATGCTAACAAAAATGCAATCAAACCTGTACTATTTGTATCAGTTCTTAGCTTTTATAAGCCTAACATCACTGCTATTTGCTTTCGTGCTAATACATTCGTACAACAAGGAAGTAAACCTACTTAGACAGGAATTAGAGTATTATAAGATACACTCAACGTTAAACACTACAAGAGGTCTATAATGCCAAAATACAGCAATAAAGCAATCAAAAGACTCAAAGGTTTATTAAATACAACTGTAGAACAAGAGGCTAGAAATGAATTATCAATGGATGCTTCATGGAATAAAGGATATGTAACAGGCATACGAAATTGTATAAACATTCTAGAAACAGAAACGAGGTAACTGCTATAATAGGATATCACCCTCGTTCAATTTGTCTCATTAACAAGCAGATAGGTCACAATGGTGTACGTTAAAGAATATTATAGCCGAATATTCGCCTTGATGTCAGCCGTACTTATAGGGTTGAGACAATATAAAAAGGGACAACACACACATATAACGTCATGTATGAAGGACTCCGCAGTCTAATATGTTGTCTCGGTGAAGACCAGCTAGGTGAGATTGGAAGGGCTTTGTGCCATGAGATACTTCAAATGAGGTGCAAGTATTGCCTAACCGCAAAGCCTAGCTGGCACATTTTATTAGTCGCGACAGGGATGGGTCTACGAGATTAAAACTCGTGGTCTGATTTAGCAGAGCTTATCAGATAACACAAATTAGTTAAGGCACACACATGGGTGTAACTGCAAGACTCATCCCTAAGAATTAAGCAATAAACAAACGTAAGGAGAAAACAAATGAAAATAACAGAAAAAGAGTTTGCTGAGTTAAAGGATAGTTTAGTATTCAAAGATGAGCATACAAGTCACGAGTTGATTGTTGCCTTATCTGATATAACATATCTGCATTCACGCAAATTACATAAAATGGAGGAAATGAATGGCTAAAATAAAATATTATGTAAGTCAATCAACAGGTAAACGCCACCTAATAAGTGCTATGGACTCAAAATACCTGTATAATGCTCGAAATAAACTACGAAGCACAGTATATACAGAATTAGTCAATGGTAAGGTTAAAATAGAAAAATATGGTGAAGAGACTGAAATGTATAAAGCATTAGATGATGAATTAAAAACTCGTCAACCAATAGAATATTTACCAGCAATTATAAAATATAAAAGGAGCAACAAATGAATACAATACCAGTAAGTAAAATTATATCTTTAGGCAATGTAAGAAGTCAAAAGATCAATGGAAAAAATGCTGAATACAAAGCATTAAAAGAAAATATTAAATCAGTTGGTATTCTAACCCCTATCACATACCGTAAAAAAGATGATAAATATGTCGTAATCAATGGACATATGAGATTACAAATAGCTAAAGATTTAGGGTTTGATGAAATACCAGCATTTGAATCTAATGGCAGTGTTGATGATACAACCAAACAGTTATCTACAAATGTATTTACTGTTGGCATGAGTTACATTGACATGGCTGATGCAATTCAAACATTGAATAATGATGGTGTAGTTAGAACAAAGAAAGACCTAGCTACAATCTTTGGTAAAAGTAGTACAGTAATTAATAATGCACTCGCATTTGTGAACCTACATACATTCATCAAAGAATCAATTAATGATGAGATACATCTTAATGCAGATGTAATGAGTACGTTGCGTAACATTTCAACAAATACAATTGCTGCTCAAGAAAAAGCAATGAAACATCATTTACGAATTGAGGATGAAGGCGATTGGGTGAAGGATAATGTAATTACAGAAATTAGAGATTATGATTGGGATGACCAATGGTTCTCATCATTTGTAAACGATGTAGAATCTTATCTTGAAAGAGATGAAGCTAAATGGGAGTATGTAAAAGACTGTGTAGGAGAAGATGTATTTAGAGCATATGAAAGAGATTATGGCATTGTACATGAATATCAATCTACATTGTTTGAAGAGTATGCAGAAGAACAATGGTGTCAAGATGATGATTTTCTACTCACATTATTCTTAGCTGAAACAGAAATTGGTAGATTTTTACAAAAGAATGAAATACCAGTAAACAGTAATATTAACTATAGTATTTCTGATAATACAATTGGTTTTGATTTCAAAAATAAACTATCATCATTAAAAACAAAAGTAAAGAAAAAATGTGGAATATCATTATCTAAAGCAGAAATTGTAGGCTTTAGTGGTGTGTTTAATCCAGTACTGTATGTCAATATACCAAAAGAAGATGCACCTGTGATAAATGATGTGGAAGAAACAGAAAGCACAACTGCTGAACCAAATGATCCACATAAGCTAAAATACAATAAATTCAATAAATGGGCAGCACCTATTGTGCAAGAATATATTGAAAAAAATGTATTTGCAAGACAGAAAGATAGAAATGGTAATTTAATTGTACTTGATTGGCTTATAAATGTAAGAGAAGCTGATTTACAATTATATAAACCATACAGATGGGCTGATGATGAACATCCATCTTTCCACCCTCTTCATGATGTTGAAATTAAAGATGATGCACATTTACTTGAAGAAATGACATCGTATTGGTTTACAAAACATTATGAAAATAGTACATACGAAGACCTTGATGCATTATTTACAGAGTTAGAAATAGATAGTATACATGATGTATTGATGACAAGATTCTTAAATGATAAAGAAGAACGTCAAAAATACTTTGCAGTACTATCTAAATCTGAACTTGTAGAACTAACTGGGTTAGACTCTAAAACAAGCAAAGATACATTGATAGAACAAGCAAGTGATGTAGCATACGATAATCAAGATGACCCTGAGATTCCGTATTTTACATTAGTATGTACTGATAAAGGCAGTGGTTTAAACACTTTATCAAATTACTTACGCAAGTAAGCATCCCCACGAGCAGAGAGGTATAGCCTCGACCCCTATGCCTCTCTCGCTCTATGTGTAATAATACTAGGATTTAGAGTAAATTATTAGTAATATTTAACAAACAAAAAATCACGAAAAGGAACGCTATGAATAAAGACACGATAACAATAGTTGAAACAATACTACGCAACCATCCAGAGACTAGAGATAGCGACAGTAAACTATGTTTTATGTATTACGCTAAGATTGACCCAGTATTTTATATACCAGGTGAACCTTATCACGCTATAGATGTCGTTGAGTTTTTTAAAAGATTAAACACTAAACGATATACTTCTATGTCTTCAATAACTAGAGCAAGACGTAAAGTACAAGAAACGTTTGCAGAACTTAGAGGTAGTAAGTGGAAATCTAGGCAAAAACATCAAAAAACAATCGTAAATGAAACAAACAAATGGGAGGATCGCAGAAGACATGAAATCAATTCACAACATCACATTAACAAACTTGGTTACAAGTGAGTAAGCCTGATATCATCGGAGCATATGACTACTATTTAGAACAAAAAAACAAAGTACACAATCAGTTAAGAGACACACAATCAGCTGGTAGAATGTCTGCATCTTCGAGTGGACAATGTTCTAAAAAAATGTGGTATAAAAAATATAAACCTGAACTTGAAGAACCATTTTCAAAGCAACTACTAAGAGTATTTCAACTTGGTAATCTTATTGGTATCGACCTTGATGCTGCACTTACACTTGCTGATTATCCTCGTAAATATGCAGAAGATTACATATTCGATAGAGAGTTAAATATAGGTGGTAGTTTTGATTTATTAATAATAGATGAAGAAGGTAAAGGTTATCTGTATGATTACAAAACTGCTAATCAATGGGCATGGACTAAAACATTTGGTAAACGTAGACCTATTGATACAACATCAGGTGACCATTACAGATTTCAACTTGGTACATACGGATATATCTTAGAGAAAAACTATGGTAAACAATATGGACTAAGAAATATTGAAGAAATGGCATTAATAGGTTATAATAAAAACACTAGCCAAATCAATAAAGTTGAAGTGTCTACACAATACATACTTTTTGCTGAACGTTATTGGCAAGAAGCACAAAAAATTGTAGATAATCCAATAGAACCTCAACAGTCTAAAACAGTACCATATACTGATTGGGATTGCAAGTTATGCAATTTTAATAAAGTATGTGATAATCCCGCAAACGCAAACTATGAAGGAGTAATTCATGAAACGAAAAACACAAAATAAAAGTGTAGCAATAGAACCACAATTACCAAATGATTTAGTGGAGATGAAAGCTAGAGAAAATTTAATGAGAAACGATGCAATCCTACGCTCTGAAATACCTACACCAAAGAAACAAATAAAACAAAAAGATGGTAAAGATTATGTTGAAGAAGCATGGATGCGTCATATGCTAAATAAACATTTTCCTAATTGGTCATGGGTACACTCAGGTGATAATCCTGTGCAGTTTCTTGGTGGTGAATGGGTATATGTAGCTGGTACACTTATAATTAATGATAATGGTGTGCAACGTCATTTCTTTTCTCCTGGTTCTGCAAGAGTTCAATTCAAAAAAGAATCACCACATACACCAGAGAATGTTATAAACATTGATTACAATATTGCTGCTGCAAATGCAAATGCTTTTAAAAGAGCTGTCAATAGACTGTGCAATATTGCTGATGATGTATATCGCAAACAAATACTTGATTTAGGTGAAGAACAATTGGCAATCATTCGAGAGCTATTTGACAACCTAAAACAACAACAACCAAAGAAGAATAAAGAAATAGAAGCAATAGAACGGAATCTTGGCACAAAGATCAAAGCTGGTTCTGTTAATGTTACTAACTATGAAATGTTCTTAAACGAAGTAAAAAACGAGTTCAACTATAAGGAGAACAACTAATGAGTATGTTACAAATGGAAACAACAACGTTTATACCTGATGATAAACCACAACGTTCAAACGAACCTGTAGCAGAGGGTAAATACAAAGCTGAAATTGTGAAAGTAACAAAGAAGCAATCAGACAAAGTGATAAAAAGTCGTAATGAAGATGGAGTCTATCATGTTGCTGACATGCTTGAGGTAGAATATAAAATAACAGATGATAATGCGTCAGAGGCAAGAAGACATGTATGGTCATCAGCAATATGGATTTGGAAAGATACTGAACATATTAAATCAATTGGTTTAGATACATTGTTACATGTACCAAATCAATCCAATAATATAAGATATATGAAATTTCTTGAAGTTGGTGGTTATGAGATTGAAGAAAGTATTGTTGAACAAAAAGACTCTAAAGGTAATGTACAAAAACGTAAAGCATATACATTACCTGTTGAAATAGACCTTGATTTAGCTGTAGGTAGACATTGTTTTATCGAAGTAAAACATCAAAAATATACTGATAAAGAAGGCAATGAAAGAGTAACTGCAAAAGAAATGTTGCTTTTTCCTATTGACGACCAACCAGTAGCTACAAATACTAATGGCACAGTTAAAGAAGAAGATGACGATTTGCCATTCTAAATAGATAACAAATGTGAGGCTACTAACTGAAATAGGAATAAACAATAAATACTGGGTTGAAATTATTACCCTGCGTATGAATCATGCATATCCTAGTTTAAGCGTAGCCTCATATTAGAAAGGTAAATATGAGAAAAAGAGAATACGAAGGTCTAAGATTAAAAAAACAATACCAAATGTTAGATAAAATGTTAATGGATCATGGTGGTGATTTTGAAGACATGATGAGTTGGATATTTAGTAAACATTGTTCAAGTCAATTTCCAACAAAATATGACCACGATGTATTATTAACTGACTTTAACAAATGGTCAAGAAATAGAGGAATACTAGAAGAATGAGGTGTCCATCATGTGGATATACCAATTCTCGTAAACAACAATCGATTGAAGCAAAAATAATATTTAAGGACATTCCTGAACATCTAAGAGAAAACCTTATGTATATTGGCAAAAAACTAAAAAGCCATTTTGACAAACCAACTCTTAATAGACAATGGAATCAACTTATGTATCTTATTGATATAATAGATTATGATATTGTAAGTACAACAGTAACACAATATCTATTAGCTCAGTATCATTTAGAAGGTAAAGGTTTTCCTTATCTTAAAACAATGATACAAAGCAATGCAAAAGCATGGACTAAGAAGAAAGAGATTGAGTCTGCGAAATATGGTAATAATCCACCAAACATAACAAATAACAAATAATAAAAGGAGGCAACACATGGGTGCAGTAAAAAACCTTGCATTGGACTTGGAAGAAGAAAACATAAACGAAGATGACTATTTCGAACATGCAATGAATAATCCCTGGCTAGATTTAGATATTAAAGAACAAAAAATAGCCGAAAGACTAGAGGATATAGCAATACAAAACCAAATAGATAAAGCGAGAGGAAAATAACTATGTTTAAACCAACAGAAGACTACCCATTTGATTGGGATGTAAAAACAGCTCCAATATATGATGCTGGAGGTAAAATAATATCAAACTATCATGAGATATTTAGAGATGATACGAAAGAAACTTTACATGTCGCATCAAAAAGATACTTTCCAATTACTAATACAAGTTTTATGAATACAGTTGATAGACTTGAACAAGAATATGGTTGTGTCGTAACGAAAGCTGGTTCATTTAAGAACGGAGCTGAAGTATTTGTTCAAATGGAGAACAATGAGTTTGTAGAAGATATTATCCCTGGCGATAAACAAGGTGATGTAAAAGGTTATGTAACTCTTGCAAACTCACATAATGGTGGACTTGCATTTAAGCTTTTTGCTGGTATGATTCGCATATGGTGTTCAAATACATGGACTGCTGCTAATAGAGATAAAAATGCTAGAACTGCATTAAGCGTAAAACATACAATGTCTGGTGAAGATAGAGTTAAAGCATTTGCTGATAACATTCGTGAAATAGCTAACATACAAAGGCTAAACACTTATGCAATCAAAGAAAAAGCACTTGTACGAAGCTACAAATCACCGCATGAGTTTGGTACTAAACTATGGAGATTAGAAGAAAAGCCAAGACCTATTACTAAAACAGATAGTAATGGTATAAAGCAAACAACATGGACTCCTCCTATGTATAGCACTAGAGGTATAAATCTTGTAGAAAAACTAGAGGATTCTTATGAGAAATATACTGAAATAGAACATGGTAACTGGCGTATGTTTAATGCAGTAACAGACCTTGTAGATCATGGCAGTTCTGAAACAAGAAAAGCTAATGGTTATGCAATGTTTGGTAGTGGTAACATGCTGAAACTTCGTGCATATAATATGTTATTTGGCTAAATTAGTAACCCTTTCGAAACGTGGATTTGGACTCCACTCGAAAGCAACACACAAATAATAAAAAATAAATAAACGACCATTTGATTGTCTGTCTCTTTTGACAAACGATTTTTAAAAAAGTCATCGGAGGCTGATAAATGTGTCCTTTAGTATGTGGTATACAGGACTGCTATTGTGTTAATAAATGGTTGGCGTCATTATAACAATCTATAATGGTCGTTTGTTTATAGAAAGTAGACTATGAGTAAAGAAGCAAACGCAAATATCAGATTTAATATATCTGAAATTAATTGGCTTATCATCGCTTTACAGTTAGGGATATCAAGTTCAAGGCTATTTAATAATATAAACTATAGAAATGCTTTTGAAAAATTATTAAAAGACCTAACAAAAATAAGAGGTGATTTAATTGAAGAAAAAAACACTGTATCTAGCTGACCTTGTTGAAGGTGACAAGTTTGTCATTGAAGGACAAGATACTACAGGCACACTTCTGACTAAAAGTGAGTTTGGTTGTCTTGTAATGCTTGATAATGCTAAAGGGTTCGATGCAAATGGAGAACCTACAGTTAAAAAAGAAAAAACTAGAATCGGTGCAGAAACAAATGTGAGGAAAATAAATGAGTGATTTACAACTTATGCCACAAAGCCTAGAAGCTGAAGAAGCAGTACTAGGTATTATTATGAATGACAACACAACCTTAGAAGAATGTAAAAAATACATTACAAACTCAAGGATGTTTTATAATGAGACTAATAGAAGAATCTATCAAAAGATTGCAGAACTAGAAAAGAAAGAAAGCGAAATAAACCCTATTACTATTATGGCATCTCTTACTGAGAATGACAAAAAGAAATATGATATTAATGCATACTTTCTTACTGGTTTACTTGAAACAGGTATGAATCATCAGATGAAAGATTATGCTAGAATCGTTGCAGAAAAAAGTCTCAAACGTAAACTAATTAAGTCTACAATGAAGATACAAGACAATGCATTCAAAGATAATAAAGAATTTAATGCTCTTGTAGATGATGTAAATAAAGTTAGTTCAGAGTTTCAAAGTATAACTACAGGACAAGAGTTTGACCTTGAAGACCTTATTTCAGAAACAGAAGATAGTATTTATGAATCTGTTAATCTTGTTAAATATGGTTTTGATAGTCTTAATAAAATGGCTGGTGGTATGACTCGTGGTGAGATCACTGTGATTGGTGGCAGACCTGGTCATGGCAAAACAACACTTGTTGTTAATCTATGCTACAATCTACTTCAACAAGGTTTGAAAGTAATGATGATTAATCGTGAGATGAATAACAAAGAAATGATGAAGAAATTACTTGTTCTTTCTCATAAAGAATTATACTACTCTAATATTCGTATGGGTGGTAGGAATATGGATGAGAAAACAATAAATCATTTGAATGTTGCTATGAAAAACTTTAAACAATACAAAGACCAATTGTTTATGTTTGACAAACTATTCACTCTTAATGATAGTAATGCAGTAATAAGTAAATATAAACCAGATATTATTCTTGATGATTACATACAACTAATTCGTGTTAAATCACAGAATGAAGGCAGACGTTTTGAAATTGAGGAAATCATGCGTTCTTATAAAGAAACTGCAAAAAGATATAACTGCATACCTATTCTTGTAAGTCAGCTCAATCGTAACATTGAAGCTCGTATTGACAAAGTACCAAAAATGTCTGATTTATCTGAAGGTGGTAGCATTGAGCAAGTTGCTGAGAATATTCTTTTTGTATACTATGAATACAAAGATAAATATGCTGATTCAGAACTTGGTCCCGAACAAAATCAGATTGTTGCTGCAAAGGTGCGTTATGGCACAGGTGGTATGATAACAATGGGATTTAATGGTAATAAATGTCAGTTTCATGAAAACATGATAGTGCGTCATAACAAAACTGAAGTCATAATTCCTGAAGCTTTTCCTGTAGAAAAAACAGGAGAAAGATTGTTTGATATATTAAATGATTAAGTATAAACAAGCACTTGCATTAAAAAGACATGGTTGGAAAGCTGATGCAAGAAGAGCAGATAGAAATATAAACTACTGTAAATCTTGCAATCAATGCTGGGAAAGTATAGAGACAAAAGAATATCTAAGAGGCACTCATAAAATAATATACTTACATGATTTTCCTACTTATGGAAAAAAGAAACAACCATGTCCTAAATGTAAATAACATAACAGCGAGGGGTCAGGATTCCTCCTCCTTGGTCTGGTTTTAGTCTCGCCAGTTTGACCCTTCGCATGTTTAAATAAGGAGTATAAAATGATATTAGCAGAATGGATAATCAACATAGTAATTATGTCTTTTAGCATATTATGTATTGGTATAGGTAGTGTGTTATTTGTTTTAAGTATAAATATATTTGAGGATTGGAGAGATCATGGCAAACAAATCAAAAGCAAAAGGTAATCGCTTTGAATATTTATTAAGAGATATGACAAAAGATATGGGTTTAGAATGTCAAAGAGCATGGGGTAGTAATGGTCAATCATTGGGCTGGCATGAAGAAGTTGATTTATTAATAGATAAAGTAATTAAAGTACAAGCTAAATGTCGTAAAAAGATTGCACAATGGATGATACCATCTGAAGAAGTAGACATACAAGTTATAAAAGAAGATAGAGGAATACCTTATGTAGTAGAACCTTTTGATTCGTGGCTAGAACGTTATATAAAAGTAAAGGAGTTAAACAATGACAATGTCAATGGAGCAAGTCGCAAAAGAAATCGCAAAAAACGCTAAATACGAAGAAATAATGGCAACAATATTACATTGGTTAACAGTTAATTATCCTGATAATGAATTAATACCTGAGATAAGAGAAGTACTTCCTTATCATATTTTAAAAAAAGTAGATGAAAATACTATATAACTTTGTAAATCAAGTGTAAAAAGCTTGTAAAACAAATAAAAAATAAGTAAAATGATATCGAGAGCGTTAGGGCGTTTTCGTGGGGTTTGAGAGAGTCACTCAATTACCAAAGTAATTTGGACTGAGTGGCTCCCTCTTAAATAGACCTGTTTAAGCAACACACACATAAGTGAGTGCAACATATTTTAAGCATACATTCCTAATTGTAACAGATTATTTTTTACCTAATCCCATTCCATATCTATTTATATCATCAAATACTTTTGCACCAGCTTCAGTAATGTCAAAAAAATCTGCACCAAATGAACCCAGTAATTCGCTTGGAACTATATTAGGTGTATTTAATCTAATAAATTGACGTATACCATTACGAGCATTTTTATTTTTATGTTTTGCTAATGACTGCTCATCATAAAATGCATCCATAAGTAAATATGCAAATTGCATATATCCTACCCCTGCGAAACTTCCAAACAACTTAACAAAATCTAAAGCTTCTACATCTTCTTCTTCATTAAGAGCTTTATATAATAAGTGCATACTCATCATTGTGCTTCTCATTAATGGTGAAGTAAACCCACTACCAAGCCTTGTAAACGATTGATTACCTGCAAATCTTCTAGTAAACTTTAACACACCTGATGCTAATGCACCTTCTTTAGCATAACTAAAATCAAAATTGTATAATACAAAATCATATAATGCTGATGTTGCACCATGAAATAATAGCATTTGACTAGCCTTAGAAGTACTAGGGTTTGTTAAACGCAAAGCTTTTCTTCGTTCTTCTAAATGCGTTATAGGATTTGTTATCTTTTTACTTAAATAAGATGTTCCATACCCTGCAACACCTCCAGCTAATGCTCCTATTGGACCAAGTACGCCACTATATCCAGCAAGTAATGAACCTGCAACTGCCGCCCCTCCTAACGTACTAGCAACAGTAAGACCATTTCCACTAGCTTCCAACATTAATGCATTAGCAAATTTTATAGATGCTTTTGCACTTCTAGTAATTTTACTTTGATCAGGGTCTACTGCATACTCAGATAACCATGCTCGTTTGTATGCATCTTTGCCATAAGCCATTCTTTGTGTACTCCAAACCCTTACTTGATTAAACCATTGCATTAATGAATTACCAAAAGAATCTCCTACACCTTCATTGCCAAGTGTAAAATCCATTTCTTGTACAAAACGTTTACCAAACTCTGTAGCTACTGGGTCATCTTTACTTTGTGCATATCCAGATTCAATACTCCAATTAACACCCATCATAAAAGATGTACTACGAAGTATTTTTTCTGTTAATGACATACTAACGTATTTTCTAAAGTTTGCTACAAACTTAGCATTCTTTACTGTTTTACTATCAGTACTATATATAGGAAACTCTCCAGTAATTGCATAGTTTGCCAGTGATCTTGGTACTTCAGCCCAAGCAGAATTATTTTTTTCTAACGTTCTTAACAACGCTTTAGCGAATCCTTGAATCTTTCCTGATTCTAATTCTTGTTTATATTTCTTTTTAAGTTCTTGTACTCTTTTTACTTCAGCACTATTACCTTCCATAAGAAGATGCGTTTCAACCATATCTTCAAATGATAGTATACCACTCTTTACAATCAATGCTTTGTTTTCTGTTAGCTGAGAATCTTGATATGCAGTTATAGTTGCATCATATCCAAGTTCCATCATTTTGTTAGCCATAGATGTAAGCTGACCAAATCCCGAAGACCACCCTCCTAATACTTGAAAAGTTTGTATTGACCTCATTTTATTTAATAGGTTTACAATGCCATCTTCACTTACATGTAATTTTTTAGCTAATGAAGGCATGTCAAATCTTGTTCCTAAAAAACTACCTTCTGATTTAGGACTATTCCATGCAATCCTATATCTATTAACTAAATAGTTTTGAAAGCTTGGTTTCTGTATCCTGCCATAAGCAGATAATAACTTTGATAACAATTGTGCTTTAACAACTGTTTTAGATATTCTATTAAAATAATCAGGAGTTACGCTTTTATCTTTTCTTACTAAATCATAAGGTAAAAAATTAGTAACAGGTTTAAAATGCTTTTCAAATGGAGTCATTAACTCTGCTACTTCATCTTCTTTTAACGTTTGCCCATTTAAATCTAAGTATCTTACTAAAGCTTGTTCTAAATGTGCTTTACCTTTTACTAGTTCATTGAATCTATCAGAATCTTTATCTAAGTTTGCTGCTGTATTTTCATCAATAAGGTCAGGGTCAATTACCATTGCATTTTGTAATGCTAATAATTCACTATCTATATTTATTAAAGCTTGATTAATTCCTTCACCTACATCTGCACTAAAATACATCTTAGGATAATACCTTTTATAATCTCTTGCTATAATTATTGTACCATCTTCTAATGCATGTTGTTTTCTTTTTTGTACTTTTCCTACAGCTTGCATTCTTTGTCCAGCAACTAGTCTTTCATTTCTTTCTTCATTCCTATTAGATATATCTTTATTTAATAAATCTAAAAATTCTTCTTGATTTACTTTATCTGTAACAAGTTCCTGAAATAATTCAGGTGGCATCTGTATTCCTTTTTTCTTGTATTCATTTAAAGTAGTATTCATTTCTTCTATTACGTTTGTAAGGTCAGTCTTTACATCATCAAAACCTTCCCTATATATAATGTCTAAATGCTCTAATAACGAGTCTACAGAATTAGCCATAGACATTCCGTTTTTCATTTCTGCACCAAAATCTATTTGTGGTCTATTACCAAACTGATAAGGCACTACATATTCAGTAAAATCAAACTTATTACCATATTGTTTATTATATTTTTCAAGTTGTTGTTCGTTAAACTCTTTCCCTTTCCATCTAAATATTCTATCTCCACTTTCTTTATATCTTCTTTCAGTAGGAACCCAGTTTTCATATCGATATACTTTACCAAATCCTTTTTTATCCATCCTTATAAACGCTCTGCCATGCATTAAATCTGTAATTAATTCATGTACTTGATCACTACCATCTCCTACCATGCCCCTAGCTTTTAGATATGCATTTACTGTTGTATTTATATTGTCAAGTATATCAGCATAGCCTGCCTTACTTCTTCTTATATTATCTATAACAGGAATATCTGTGTCAGGGTGTACTCTTTCTCTTTCTTGACTGGAAGGAACGTCTATCGGACCAGAGTAACTAGAAACCCTTCTATTCATTTCATTACGATAATCATACAATGCTTGTTTGTATTTAAATATTTCTGTGTCTTTTGCTCTTTTAAATATTGTTTTAGGTAATGCAAACTCATATGCAATGTTTGAACCTAACCTACCAAGCACATCTCCATTTTCATTTACATCCATTAAAGGTGCTAAGTCGTGATACAATACTCTAAGCGTTTGTAAACTAAGTGTATAAAAATTAGGTAACTTTGTAACAGGGTCTACTTTAGCTTCTTTGTATTTTCTTTGCTCTTTGTATTGTTCTGTCTTAGTTATTTCATATGCACTTTCTTTTAATGCTTCTAAAAAACCTGGGTCAGCATCTGCTTGTGATTGTAATGCAGTTATAATAGTTTGTTTTTCTACTTGGTCTGTTGTTGCTTCTCTTCTTTTAATTAGTTTTCTTAGATACTTTTCATTAAACGTAAACTTAGAAGGGTCATACTCACCTGAGTATTTTTTCATTCTGTCTATTGTATTTTTAATAGATTGATCTATTTTTTTAAATACAGGTAAAACATCAGGGTCATACAATTGTTTCTTATTTAGTTCACTTTCTAAATTAGAGGCATTATGTAAATCTGCTACCAGTACATCATCTTGTTCTAAATCGCTACATTTATTACTTGCCACAACCTAAGTCCTTTCTTAATTCAGCCATTGACATCTTTGGTGATTTTCTAAGCTCAGTCAATATGCTAGTATCTTTTTCAAATTTGTTTAATAAACTATTATATTCTTTAAAATATATTGCCATTATTTCTGGGTCTAATGTTGTACCGCCTTTACGTTTTATAGGAGGTAATGTATTTAAATCTTGTTTTAGTACTCTTTTATTACCACCAACAGTTCCAAATAAATATTGTATTGTAGCTAACTTTCTATCTAGTGGAGATAATGCTTCATATTTTTTAGACCAAAACTTATAAAACTCAACAAATTGTTTATTGTAATCCCATGTTTTAGGAGTAAGTCTTTCTATAAAACTTATTGTACTACCAGTTTCGTTTTTATTTTTTTTAGACTCATATAGTTTAGTTAAGCTATTAGAAATATTACTTGCATACGTTATTCCCTCTTGAGGTAATGCATCTACATCTCCAGCCATTTCTGTAATTTGCTCAAACAATTCAGGGTATATATTGTAAACTGCAGTTCTATGTACAGGCAGACTTAATTCACGAGGTGTGTTAAAAAATCTATTACGCTTACCAGGTATTTTATCTAACATTTCTGCATATTTGATTGTAATCTTTTCTTGTAAACTCATAGGTTGATTACTGTTTTTTGCAAACTTTGCTTCACCAAATAAAACCATATCCTGTGATCGTGTTGCAGATTCAATGTTACTATTTACATTATCATAATATGCTTCTTCTTTTCTTAATAAGTCATTTCTTAAATACTCTGCTCTATCATTAACAAATTCATTGTATTCTTCACTTTTATTTAACAATTCATCAAACTTTACAGACTTACCACCAGAGACACGATGATTATCTACTTGTCCATTTATATTAAGTATATCCAATATACCTTTTTTAAGAAACTCGACTAATGTAGCGTTTAAAGGAGCATTTGGAGATGCTGGGTCATAGAACAAATAGTTAATTAATTTATCTCTACTATAATTCCATCTATCAAGTAATAATACTTTAGGGTGGTCAACTGCTGCTTGCAGATATAATCTTAAAAGGTCTTTTACTTTACCTTTCCACCTTCTACCATCTTTATAAACAATATCATTATCCATTACTTGCATATTAAATGGTCTTGGTTTGAGTTTAATTACTTTACCGTTAACTGTATATTGCATAAAACCATCCTTACCAAACATTGCATTTAATGCACCTGCATATCTAGTAATGTTCACTACTTCTCCAATAGCAGTTTGACCATAAGTCATTCTTTCAATCATCTCTGCTGTACCACTAAGGTTTTCTAAGGTACTTTCTTCATCAAACTTTTTAAATTGACTTAATCCTAATCCACTAGTAGGGACTTCATGTGGTTTAAGTTGATTATAAAACTCTTGGTCAAGCCATACTAAATGTCCTCTGTCATGGTCATGGTCACCTTCAAAACGCTCTTTAACTTCTTTAGGATGCAATATAAATGAATCACCTATTGAAGGTTCAATCTTTTTAATTCTATATAAACCAAATCCTACACTACTTGCGACAGGATGCCTTACAATCATTGTGTAAAATTTATTTTTACTAAGCCACTCATTAACTGCATCTATTTTAGCATTAGTATTCATTTTACTAGGTAGCTCTGCTATTCTTGTAATTTCTTTTATTAAACCATTGTTTGGTCCGATGATAGTTTCGTCTTGATTTACTAATCCTCTGTAGTCAGCACGAAAATCTAAGTGAGAACCTTTCATCTTAAAATCTACCATAGGTTTTAAAAACTTATTCTTCATTGTCTCTTTAAAAAATCCACTATTTACTGGATGTTTACCAGCACCTAATTCTGCTAGTTCTTCAACATTTTGCGGTATTACATCTACATAACGATTAGAAAAGTTTTTAATAATTGCATCCATTCTTTCGCCATTTTCAGAGATTGCTCTTAATGTAGCTTCTAATGCTTTAGGAGAGAATGTACCTTGATTTATATTTTCAAACTTATCCATTATAAGTTCTTGAAATCTTGGATCATCAAAGTAATAACTTAATTGCCCACTAAATATGCTAGTATTCTTTTGATACCTATCTGTAAATGTAACCATACCTATAGACTCACCAGCTATTTCATGCATTACTCCATCCTTAAGTAATTCACCACTTCTTACTTTAGCTTCATCATTAGACATAAGATTATCGATAGGATTATTTTCCATATCATAAATATTTACATTATTTCCTTCTCTTACAAAATAAGCATAAGGTTCGTTATTTACTTTTAATACTGCACTTTCTCCCTCAGGTAAAAACAATGTCATTTCTTGGTGTTTAGCCATATGAACATCTTCACCTCTTTTATAGTAATGAACTGTTTTAGCTCTTGTTGCATTTTCAGGAGTACCAAAATGCTCAGGATATGTTTCTGTAAACACATTACCCGATGTAAGTGTAGTACCATCACCTATATATTGCATTTCTCCATCTATAGCTTGTTGCAGTTTTACTTTCTTAATTTTATCATCTCCATCAACACGAGTAGATTTATATTCTATTGTCGCATTTTTAGAATCAAAGAACATTACTTTTCTAGGAGGAAGTGAAGGACTTGTTTGCACAGGAGTAAATGGTATTTTAATTCTTTTCATTAAAGTCTCTGGCTTCATAAAGATATAATCAGAGCCAAACAAATCTTTTAATGCATAATGCCTTGCTATTACATGTTGTCTATATGTATTGTAATCACCATCAAATACAAAATCAAAATACTCACTTTCTTTTGTAGTCATATTGTCTTGACTTAGCAAGGGTCCAAATATATTATTTACAGTTTCCCATTTGCTTTTATTTGTATTCATAAATTTTTTATAAGGCTGTATTTCTTCTATTGCAAATGTTTCTATATCCTTACTAGCATTTTTTACTTTATCTGTTATAGCAGCCATAATAAGATTACCATCTTCACCACGAGATGCAATTGGTACGAGATTATTATCAACTAGCTTGTATTTATACAAGTTCATTAACTGTGGTGTTTTTAAGAATCCATATATTTTATTTTCTTTATAACTTACATATATATCTTTGTTTTTAAGCATAGCAAAGACAGAGCCATTATCCTGTGCATATCTCAAGTAATGTCTTTTTACACCTACCTCTGGTCTTGTTTGACCATTAAGACTAGATTCACCAGTTGCTCTAAAATCAAGGATAGGATATACTAGCTTACCATCTCTAAGTGTAGGTTCTAAACTATTTGAAGCAGTAGAAAGTCTTGCTTCGTATTCGATTATCTCACCTTCTACACCTTTATTTACTGAACCAGTATTACTAGGATGTATAGAATTGTAATACCTTCTAAATAACTGCCTAGCATTATCGTTTCTTTCTACAAGTTCAGCTAATGTTAAACCATCAGGAGTTACAAGATCAAACTCAGGAGTACTAATAATTTCTAACAAATCGTTAAAAGCAGTTTGTTCATTTTCTTCTATAAGTGTATATGCAATGTCTTGTATCTCACTAAGCTTTTCAACATCAACACTAAAATCATATACAACAAAAGGACTTTTTGCTATTCTACTAAAGTCTTTTGCACTTAATTGATTAAATTCTAAATCACTATTAACATCACCAATGTTTTCTCTTATATATTCTATTGCACTATCATAAGCATCATCAAATTCACTATCTAGGTCTTGTTCATTTGCAAACACATCTCCTATGCTTCGCATTTTTTTACCAATAGTTTTTGCAATACTTGTTTTTGTTGGACTCTTAGCTAACCTTTCTTGTGACCAAGTATCATATCCATCTTTAAATACTGTAGCACCCCAATAACTTTTAAATGCATCTACATAATCAGGAAAATCAAGTTCAGTTAAACCATACCCTCTTTTAGTTGCATTCCATAGTTTGTTCTGCATCATGTCAAATTCTCTTTTACGCTTACCTGTAAGAATTATACTAGGCATATCTTCTATTTCACTTAATAAAACATCTGAATCATCTGTATTGCCTTTATTAAACAAATCATTAATATGTTTACCAGTAGCTCCTTTAACAATATCAGGTGCATCTTCTTTAAGTTTATCAAAAATGTTTAATTGACTAGTGCCTTTTTTCTTTGCAAGAAGAGCTTGAATATCCTTCATACTACCTGTTCTTTTTTCACTATCTGCTATTTTATCAGGGTCTGACTCAGGTACATTTGTTTGTTTTGGTGATATATATTTATCTAATTGAGTATTAATATTATTTACACTAACAACATTTGGTACTATAATTGCATTTTTACCCTTTCCTAGAATTAAACTTTCTGTTCTAAGTCCTTTTTCATTTTCATTAGCTTTTATTTCACCTATTGCTTTACCATTTTCTAATATTAAAATGTCTTGTGTTATAGGAGATTTACGAAGTTCAGGTTTAGTGATAACTCTAGGTGCAAGAGACATATATGCATCAAAAGATTTTTTCTTACTATCTTTAAAATCTTTAAGCAAACTTTTTGATTTTGGTCTTATTTTTTTTACAGCATTATAATCTGTTGGTTTTTCACTAAATTGTATATCCTTTGGAAGTTCTAAAGGTTGGTCAAAAGAACTAAATTGTTGTTTTTTTACAGGTTTCTTTTTTGTTTTACTTTCTAATTGTTCTAGTCTTTTTTGGTATTCATTAACTGTTTGTAATGCAGTTTTATAATTATCGCTGTTTTTATCTTTTACATTATCTACATAATTTGTTTTTATATAATTTAATTTTCTTTTAAGTCCTTCTATTGTATCAGGTTTTTGTAATGTTTTTTTGACAACTGCTTTAGTTTTTTGTTTTATTTCAACTTTCTTTTTTATTTTCTTTTTTACTTTAGCTGGTTGTTTAAGAGACTGTGTAGCTTTATCTAACTTTGATTGTAATTCTTTTAATTTTACTCTTTTTTCATTGCTTGTAAGCGTAGTATTCTTTTTTGTAAACTCAATTTGTGACCTTAATTCTTGTTCAATAACTAGGTCAATATTCATTTCATTACCGTTATCAAAAATATCTAATCCAGCTTGAGCATCAGGGTCTATTTGCGATGGCATTCCACTAGGTAAATCATCAAAGTTAAACTGCATTGCTTGTTGAATAATTGCTTCGGGACTCATTTCGGGTTGTCCACTTATTCTTTTAGAAGGAGTTTTCTTAGCAACTTTACTTACTGTTTTTCCTTGTTTTTGTACAACTGTTTTCTTTTGTTGTTTTGCAAAAGTTTTGTAAATATTTGTCCAACCATATTTTTCAAATATTTGTGGATTAGCATTAGCAATAATCTTTTTATTTTTAGCAGTAAGCTTATCCATTTGACCAAGATCATTTTGTCTTTGCACTACTTCATCAGCAGATATATCATATTGTTTTGCTATTTGTTCTATATACCCTGCATTGTTTGTACCAAGAATAATATCATTATCATATGGTCTTATTTTGCTACGTTCTTTATCTGTTTGTGTTAACCTAGATGCTTGTTCTTCTGAAAGATTAAAATCACCTCTTTTGTTTGAGTACATATCAACAGCTTTTCTTCCTAATGCACCAGCTCCTGAAAAACTTGCTCCATAAATTGCACCTATTGCAAAAGATTCTGCTATTGCTCCTTTACTAATAGAATATTCAGGTACATTATAATATTTTAATGCTTCGGAAATACCTTGTTGAGTAGCTTCTGTACCGCCTTCAAGAAATGTAGAAACAAAAGGTTTTCTAAAATAACTTTTAAATACTGCTTTAACTGCAGATTTATTATTATTTTTCATTCCTTTTATCATACCTGACCCTATTTTGCCAAATATGTTTTTTTCTGCAAAAGAACTTAAACCTTCAACTGCAGTACTTAAACCACCATACACTCTTGATAATCCCTCAGACATTTGTCGTATTTCTAAATCTGTTACCAAGTCTAATGCTTTGCGACTGCCATCACTCATTTCTATAGAAAATAATTTTCTAAATAACTCTGGGTTATAATCAGGATGTTCAGGATTCATTAGTATTTCTCTTGAACGAAATGCTTGTGATTTTAACTGATGATACATTTTTTGCGTTTCATATAAAAATGAACCAGTTTCCATAATACCACCAGCACCTAAAGAAAGACCAAGACCAGCACCAAATGTAAAAGGATTACTACTTAAACCTCTTGCTACTAATGATGTAGCTAAACTTGGAACTTGATATGGTAAAGATTGATATGCATTATATAAAATATTAGTAAGACCTTTAGCAACACCTTCAACACCACCTATACCAAAAAGCTCTCCTGTAGTCATAGCACCATATCCTTGTGCTTCTGATATACTTTCAGCTTCTAATCTCATTTGGTCAGCATATTGTTTTACATCTCTTCCCAATACAGATTCTATCCCTAATGCACCTAACCCTTCATAAAATGATGATTCAGCTTGTTTACTAGTTTTAATAAGACCATCTCTTTTAGAATTTTGAAATTGATTATATTCTTCTCCAGCCCATGCAAATATAGTAGGAGATGTTTTACGTATTTGATTTCTAGTTATTTCGTAAATAGCTTTTTTACCATCTTCTGATATATCATATCCATTTAAAAACTTTTGTGTATGTTTAGTAAGACCATAGATTTCATCTGTCCATGCATCTATAGTTTGTTCTTGTTTATTTAATGGTACATTATCATTCCACAAAAAATTAGACCGAAGTGTTTTTTCCATTTGGTCACGATATACATTATACATATCAAGGTTTTTACTTGATTCAGTCTTATTTAATAAGAATGTTGTAGGGTGATTAAAGTTTACAGGAGGTATTTTTTCATTTTTTAATACCATATTTATTGCATCAAAATATGATTTATACGCTGATATTTTATTTTTTTCTGAGCCATACTCTAAGTCAGGGTCAAAACGAATAACATCTACTTCTGGTTCAGCAGTTTCTACACCTAACGTTTCTTGACTAGAGCCAGGTACTTGTTCTACTAATCTATTTTTTCGTCTATATATAGCATCTAACTGTGGCATTTAATATCCTATTCTTGTGGACTTGTATTATTTAAATAATCAGGAACTTGAAAAGATGGAGTCATATATGATGAACCTGTATCTGTTTGTACAGGAGCCGTACCACCCATTGCTTTTCTATTATTTTGATATAAATCAATTACTTTTCCCAGTTCTACAAAAGTTGCTTTTAATGGATCATATGCAAAATCCTTTGGGTCTTCTATTTTAATAGCATCAATTTCTTTAATTGCATTATTTAACATGTTTCTAACAACATCAAAATGCATTGGATTAGATTTGTCCATCATAGTATCTAAATTCTTTTTAGCACTTTTACTTATGTTTAATTTTTCATCAATTATAAACAAAGCTTTCATAGTCTGTAATGCATCATCATAATAAGCATCAAAATTAAACGATTCTACACCAGCACCTTTCATAAAGTATTTTTCATTAAATGAACCTTTATTTGTATTTTTTAATACATAATTACTGCGATATTTGTTTGCATGACCTTGCCCAGCAATAGGATTACCTTTTGTATCACCTTGTGTTTGTTGTTGTATATTTTCGTAAAATTCTTTTGCTTGTGATGCAAGTGTAAACATTTGCATTTCTTGTGCATCTTCTTGATTTTCTTGAAAAGCTTCTATTTTAGCATTAACACTTTCAACATAACTTTTAGCAAAAGGTGCTAATCTAGTAAGTGTATTTGGGTCTTCAGTTTCTGTAAATGTTTTATAGATTAATTCATTTACCCCTTGAGTACCACTTTCTTCAAATACTTCATCAAACCTTTGTACTGCTGCAAACTCTTTAGCGAAATCTAATCTACTATCTGCTTCTTTATATTTAGGTTCTGTTATATCAAGTATAGCTTCATATTGTTTATTTCCAATTAATTGATTAGCAAATGCACTATCGGTATCTCTTCTTAAAGAAGTAATACTTTCTAAATCATCTGTATCAAGATTTCTAGCACTAGTAAAAAGTTCCATTCCTTTCTTAGTTCTTGTTTCTTGCATCAATTTATAATCTTGCAAATTCTTAATACCCATATCAAATGCAATCTTAGTCGCAGGTAACATAGCTTGTTCTTTAAAAGTAGATAAATCTTCAATTTGTTTTTGTAAATTTTCTGATGTTGGAAATTCTTGAGCATTTTTAAAAGCAGTATTAATAGATTCTCTTAATAACCTATCGCTAGTTGTAGCAAGATTAATAACGTCATTTGCAGTTACGCTTCCTACTTTATTAGCTTCTTTTTTAGCTTGTTCAATTCCTACTTGTCTTTGTATCATATTTTGTAGGTTCATAACAACTCCTATGAATATTTATTTTTAAATTTTGTACTTCTTATTATACCTGCAGATATTCCTGTTGGATCATAATATGTAGAAGCAAGAGCAGTTAAATCTGTAAGAGTATTTCTTAATCTATTATCTTTTGCTTCTTTCACTTGTGATATTTCATCCTTAATCATATCCATACTAGCATCTACTTTTGTAATACTAGATTTAGCATCATTTATATTTTTTTCTAATATTTTTTCTGTTTTCATTTGATTTTGCTCAAATTGATTTTTTAATCTATTATTAATATTAGAAAGCAAATCATCTTTCATTGATTCTATTCTACCCATATTAAAATCACTATTTACATTATCAAGTTGTCTAAACTGAGATTTATTTTGTTGCATTAAATTTAGACTAGTTAATGTATTTAAATCGCTTAAATCGCTTCTTGCTTCAGTTAAATTTTTATTTAATTGTGAGCTTATATTTGATTTAGCAGTTTGCAAATTGCCTAATGCGTCTTGAAGATTATTGATTGTCTTATCATAACTACCATCAAACATTTGAGATGTAATTAAACCAGCTTGTGCAACTCCTAATCCTGTAGATACATAATCTAAACTACCATCTTCTTTAACAAAATTATCAAATAAAGAATTATACTTTCGATTACTTGGATTTCTCATATCACCTGTTACTCCATTACCTTCTTGTTTAAACGGAGAACCCATATCTTTTAACTCTTCTTCTAAGTTATTTCCGTATAAATCAACCATAATCAATTTCCTTCCTTTAACAATAATTGTGTTATTTCTTTTACAACGGGATTTGTACTCATTTTTCTAAATTGACGTATTTTTTCAATGTCTTCTATTTTTATTTGTAAACCTTCTTTAGTAGATAAAAATCCATCTTTATATGCAGACCTAGTACTTTTATCTTCAAACAGTTTATCAAAACTTGCATCTGCTTTTATATCATTTAGTCTAGTTTCAAAATCTTTTAAATTTTCATTTTCTAATCTTTTTAATGATAAAAAAGCATTGATATCCTCTAAGTTTTTTTCTTTACGTTCTTTTTCTTTAATAATTCTTTCAGCATTATTAATACTTCTTTTTGCTTTGTAAATACCTTTTTGTGCTATGTCTTTATATTCCATATTAACCTTCCTTTAAATCCACTTTATATTTTTTGCCATTGTATATAATTGTCCTTTGCAGTCCAGTAGAACTAATTTCAATGTTTTCCTGAGGATTGTTATTTATGTTATTAATTTTTGGTTGAGACAAATGTCTTTGGCTTCTTAATATTTTTTTATTTCTACTCATCGTAAACTCTTTTCTTGATATATAATTGATATGTCATGTAATTCAAAATCTGTATAAGCAATAGAATCACCTTGCCTAATATGTAATTGCATAGAAAAAACAGATTTACCATCTGATTTTGGATTAGGAATTAATTCAACTGTAGTAAAACCAGAAGGAGAAGTTGTTAATGTTCCATTCGTTAAATTAACTGGGGTTGAAGATTTATTAAATAAACATCGCACTACAATAGACCTATCAGGATCAGTAGAAGTTGTTCCTTTATAAGTTAAATAAATTCGTTTAATATTTACTTTTCCTCCTATTTCATTAAAGGAAAAATCTTTTGTTTTAAATTCTATTTCTGATGTATTAGTACTGTCTTGAACAATATCTAATTTTTTAAATACTAAAGTACTATCAGTTTCTTTTGCACTTTGTATTAATTGATTTTTATAAAAAACAATATTTGATGAACCAATTTCTCCATCATTAAAATTAGTACATAAAGAAAAAGCATTTTTATTTATATCATATATTATACCAAGATTAGTATTTTTATTTGATATTAAAATATGTTGTTCTTGTGGGTTATATACAATAATTGGATTATTACCTACATAATTAAGCAATACACTATTACTTATTTTTTCTTTAGATAAGTCAATTACTTTTTCACCATTATATATATAACATCCATTTCTATTTGCCCACGCTATTCCATAATCTGTTTTTGCAACAGATTGACTTGAAAGAACACCTTTATAATTATGAGTATCTTCTAAATATTCTAATTCTTTTGTAGCATTTATGATATACATAACTTCTTTTTTATAAACAAGAAGTCTATCTGCATACGATTCTAATGCAGTTATTTCATCACCATCATTAACATCTACTTCTAAAAAGTTATTTGCAGGTACTATATCTGGTTTATTAGATAAGGATTTATATATTCTATCTCCATATCTATTGTATTTAGAATTAACTTCACCATTTGCCTTTTCCCACACTATATCTACATTGCCATAATAAATTCTTCTATTTAATACTGTAGCAGTTCTAAATCTTAATTCTTTTATTGAATTTAATTGGTCATATGAATAACCACTGCTTATAGAAAAAGTTGAAGATACTTCAGCATCAATAAATTTTACTTTAGAATGAGTAAAATGGTCTGTTGCAGTTGTGCCTAATGACCATACTTCTAAAGAAGAACTAATAGGTTTTTTAACACCTCTTTCAAAATTGCACTCTAATAACTTAAATGGGTCTTCATATTTTGGAATATTATTTATTTCATCAAATTCAGCATAATAAATATTAGCACCAGTTATTCTTCTTCCTCTTGCTCCAAAACCAAATCCATCAGCTTCTGCTAATTCACGAATTAATGTTTTTACTTCTATTTGATTATTTGATAAAAATATTCCTTGTCCTTGATTTTGAAATTCATAAAAAGAAGATTCTTGTGCATTATCATACAACCATGAATAATAAAATTTATAATACCCATCCCAAGAACCACTACTATCGTCTGCTTGAGCTATTATATCAAAATAAGCTCTTGCAGTTGTAACACTAGATTGATTTTCATTTTTATATAATTTTATTTGTAAATGATCTAACGAACCAATAGGTGCTGTACCTTGTATATCTGCAATTTCATCTAATCTAATTACTATATCAACCCAGCCTTTACCAGCATGTTTTGAAATAAAATCATTTCCTATAGTGTAAACCCTATAATTATTATTAAAAGAATTATTTTCAGAAAATAATAATTCTATTTTTTCTGGATGATATTGTTGAAAACCTTCTTCATCAGCACCTTTAGGAAAAGCTATTCTAATAAAAACTACCCTATCTAATGATTGTAATCCTGTATTAAAAGCTGGGTCAGAAGTAGATGAACCATTATGAATACTAAATGTAGCACTATTTACTTGAGTACCTGAGTTAGTTCCACCAACAGTAATTTCTAAAATTGCTGGAGAAGTAGCACTTGGACTGACTGTTGCAATACTATTAAACAATTGTAAGTTTCTAAATCGAATTCTTTGATTAGAGCCAGCACTTAATACTACTTTATACTTATTTGCATTTGTAGTATCCGTAAAGCGATATATTGCAAAATTATTTTGATTATTATCTTGACTAGTAATTGTTACTGCAGAACCTAAAGTTCCATCCTCTGCCATTGGATATATTACAGGAGTAGCGTTAATTTCGCTCCAATCAACAGTTAGATCACTACCTTCCGCAAAAAATCCATGTATAAGAATACTTCTTTCATTTGTGTTAAAATTAACACCATCAAATGTTTGTGCATCTCTAGTTACAATAAAACCTACTGCTGATGAACTTGTACTTGCTGACAAATCTCCTATTACTAAATATGTAATATCTTCGCCTGTGTTTTGAGTAACGTTTTCAAATTCTACTAAAGTAGGATTAGAAGGTGCTATATCACTTAAAGAATAACTTGTATTTCCATGTAAATCAAAAATAGTAGAATTAGCAACATTACTATTATTAGTTACTATATCTATTTCTCCAATTTCTGAATATTCAGTAAAAACATCTGCTGTGTTTTCACCAATTATAGAAGTTGACGGATTAACAGATATAGTTGGTTTAGAACCAGTACCAAAAGTTGTTTTATCTATAAGACCATATTCTACTTTATTTATTTCTAATCCAAGAAAACCTCTAGTAGGATTGTTAGCACTCGATTCTATATTATCATTATAAACAACAGTGCCATCTGTTGGTTTAATTACAGAAGCATTTCCAGTTATTGTAGATACTGTATTTTCAACTGCAGTAAAATATTTTCTACGAACTTGACCATAAAATAAAGTTTTAGTTAATGGCAGTTTAGGACTGTTTGCATTAAGTTCAAACATACCATCAGAAAAACGAATATTTCCATCAAAAATAATTAATGCTGGATGCAATGAACCACCAGTAGTATTAAAATTTAATATTTCTTCCCAAGTTGTAGAATTATTACTAAGGTCTTTTTCTAGCCTAAATAATTTTTTTTTGCTTACAAATAATAAATACTCTGTAAATGCATTATTATTATCAATATTAAAATCAGTTTTATATACATAAATATTTTTATAAAAACCTGAAACATTACCATCATTGTCACCTTGAATATCTCCATTAGGTATATCACTATCTGAAATATTAGGATAATTTGCAGCTAACAAACTATTAAGTGTATATCCTACTTTTAATACACCTTTGTTAGTTGCTATTAGATTTTTAAGCATTGCAACTTGATTATCTTCAATATCTCTTGCATCAGCGTGGTCATTCATTCCACCTTCAAACTCAATTATATCTAATGCTTTATTTTTAGCCATTTGTTTTTTTCTTCATTGGAGGGCTTAACTTTCCCTCACTAATTAATTTTCTGCTCCATTGATCCATGCCATAGACTGCATCCCAATCAACTTCAAATTCCATATCTGTATCTGCTTCTTCGTATCTAATTGGTTTATTTTCCATTATAATCTTTCCTTAAAAAAGATAGATACTCTGATGCAACAATTGGATTAAATAACGTAGTAATTAACCTATTATCATCATCTTCATATCGTGGGTCTATAATTGTAACAGGACAATTAAATATGTTTTTATCATCTAAACCTAACTTGTCAGCATAATTATCATGTATTTTAAATGATGCAACTTGCAATGCATGACTTATTAATCCACTAGCTGGGTCTTTTAAAACTTGATAACCTGATACATGAGTATGTCCACATGTAAGGATATGGTCTTTCCAACCCATTTGTGCTGCTTTAGCAACACCATGTGCAGTATTCCACATACTATTGCCTTTAAAAGTGTGTCTAGCATTTATACGAATTTGTTTCCCATTTGGAAAACGTAGATTCATTCTAGCACCCCAACGCTCATATAAGCCCTTATGGTCACGCATTATAAATTCTAAGGGGTCACCATCACCTGACCAAACATCGTGGTTTCCTGCTACCAAATAAAGCCAATCAAGCTTATTTACAAAGTATTCACTAAGTTTCCATGACTCTCTAGCAGATGTAGATTGTTGACCATACAATGTAGCCAGTCTACCTATCCAGTTATTTTGTATGTCACCAAGATTACCAGCAAACATACCTTCTGTTTCATTTATAATGTCACTATATGCAATGATCTGTGATAAATCTGTACCATCATCATCTACATGCGGGTCACCAAAATGTGCAATTCCAATCGGTCCATTGATGTTTATATCTATATTAACAAGTTGTCTACTGTCTTTTGCTACTTGTTTTTGCTTATATAGTTTTAATCTATGTTTTATTAAATCTTCAACAGGAATATCTTCTGTTTCAAGTTTTTCTACTACAAATGGATTTTTTTCTATTACTTTAGGAGTAAGTGTTTTTTTCAAACATGCTGTGCAAAACCATCGTTGCCTTTTAGATTTTGCTCTATAATCAAATCCATCTCTTCTTATGTTTCTTGAACCACAAAAAGGACATCCAATAATGTGACCATCACTATCTTTTACGATATGAGGCGTTGTATTTTGATTTGCCATATATATATCCTTATATGTGCATTGTTCTGCGAAACCAACCATAGTAATACTTCATCAATTTTTTATTCGCCATACAAATTTTTGCATAATGCATTACCCTAAACGATTTTAATCTGTTCAACTCTAGGTTTTGTACTGCTGCTAAAGTCTTCGGACCAATACGACCATCTACTTTTAAGGTATTTTTAGATTTGTGATTAACTGCTTCCTGTACAATCTTTACTGCTTTGAATTGACCAAAGTTGACACACATATCAAAATACATGTCCATAAGATGTTTTGGAAAATCAATTGCTCGTGAAGGATGCCAATATTTATCTTTATAAATATCTATAGCTTGTTCTAATGTAAGATTTTCTATATCCACATCAGGATTTGCTCTCTGACTTATCCCATACTTTGTTGTACCACCTGGATCAGAAGGGTCTTTAGTTAGCTTATCGCCACCTTCTCTTTCGATTACTTTTGCAATTATGTTTTGCATAACTCTCCTTTTTATTTATCAAGAGAGACTGCGTATCGTGGGTTACATAAAGTTTATAAATAAAGTAATTAATAGTGGGGTTAGTACTGAAATTACAATCCAATATGATTTAATTTGTATTTTAAATTTTTCATGTTCTGCAACTTTGCCATTAAGTGTAGATAAATGACCTTCGATTCTATTTACTCTATTAAATATAGTTTTAAGACGCTCTTCACTTCTTATACATATTTCTAATATTTCATCTGAATTTTTCATGGTTTACATTTATCACATAACCAACCATCATCATTTTCAATTGGTTGTCCACATTCAGCACAGTAATTAGGATTCATCATATCCTCCGCAATTTTCTATTAATAAAGTAATTATAATTGTAAACATTTTTTATCAATATCACTTTCTTTTCTTTTTTCTTTTACCCCAAGATAAAGGATTTAAGTTTAATTCTGTTTCATACCATTCTAACTGTTCTTGCATTTTTGTAATCTTTACTTCTTCTTGTTCA